TATCATTAATATATATTGGAGATTTAGTTGAGTCCAATGCGAAACTTCCATAATCTTTAGTGCCGATAAATATTCGATTTGACCTATTTATTGTATTCCACCCTGAATAAGCACCAAGTCCGACACAATTACTTCCAGTTCCTATAAGCATTAAGGCTCTATATCCCATTGCCACATTATAATTTCCTGTTGCTGTTGATGTTCCTTCAACAGAAGCCATTGCTGAATCACCCACAACTGTATTATAACTGCCGAAATGGGCGTGCATAGCAGTACTTCCTACAGCTGTATTATGTGATATAGAGGTACCATGACGTATAGCTTCTGATCCTATTGCTACATTGTTGTTACTTCCTGATGTAATATCAGCTAAAGTAAGATAACCCATAGCACTATTATTATTGCTTGTTGTTGCATTAAAAAGTGAATATGCACCCAATGCTGCATTGTAAATACCAGTCGTATTATATGTTAATGATAAATATCCAGCTGCCGTATTAAACGAACCAGTGGTGTTATCACCTAAGACATTACTTCCTATAGCTGTATTACGACTTCCTTCATACCCTGTACATCCTGTCACACCCGTTTTTTCTAATGCTTTAAGTCCTATTGCCGTATTATACCATGCTATTTCGTTATATCTTAATGCTCTGGTTCCAATTGCTGTATTGTATTTGCCGGTTAAATTAGTTATTAATGACTTATACCCATAAGATGTATTTGACAGTCCTATATCAATCAAACCCGATTGTGTATTGTTAACTTTTATCATCCAATTTATTGAATCATTGGTTCCGATATAATTTGTTCCTGTTACCGTACCTGTATTTCCAGTCAACGACCAGGCATTTAAAGCCCCATCTGCTCCGGTTGCACCAGTAGCCCCCGTTAATCCTGTGTTGCCGGTTGCACCAGTAGCCCCTGTTACTCCGGTACTTCCTGTTATTCCGGTTGCACCTGTAACTCCCAATGCAAATACATCCCAGTATGTTGTCCAATTAATACCAGTTCCCGGTTCATCATTTATGGTAGATGTATGCGTTAAGATACAGATATATGAACTACCGTCATTATATACCACATCGGAAAATCCGGGTATTGAAGCATAATAGGTTGTTGAAGACGTCCATTGTCCATAATAATGAAAAGATTGTCCGGTTAGTCCAGTGTTTCCAGTGGGACCCGTAGGACCATCAATGCCATTAGTTCCAGTTGGACCCATAGCTCCTGTAGTTCCAGTATTACCCGTTAAACCAGTTGCGCCTGTATTTCCTGTTACTCCGGTTGCCCCAGTTAATCCTGTTGCTCCGGTAAGTCCAGTATTGCCGGTTGCACCTGTTGCACCATTAGTTCCTGTAGCTCCCGTTGCTCCCGTTGGCCCCATTACCCCTGATACCCAAGAGGCAATACCATTGGCATCTGACTCTAGGTGTTTCCCCATACCTTGAGTACCATCCATTATTTGTATGGGTTTATAAAACTTAATAAATTCCAAAAACATTATAGAATCCCTATACGGGTATTTTTTTTGAACTACAGTCCATTGTGTATACCCATATAGGGGTAATAAGTAAATTAAGATTAAAAGTATTTTTTTCATATTTTAAAAATTTAAGTATTCTACTACTAGTTGAAGAGTACCCGAAGTTATATCTGTACCATTAGCGGTAATAGATATCTCATTATCATCCAAAACGGTTTCTTCAATTAATAAACCATCTTCATAATCTACTAAATTATCCAAATCTGATACTTTTGTGGGGCTATTTAATAATGAAGTACCGTCTAAACTCAATTTAATATCAATTAAACCATTACCATTACTATAAGTTAGGTTTTTAAATTTATAATAAAATTTTACAATGGATGATTTTTCAGGTATTAAAGGTAAACCCCCCGTTAAGACTGTAGTTAAAGGAGTAACTGCAAAATCAATTTCCCATACCACTTTTTTTAGTATGGAATTAACATTAGATAACCACCAAAGTACTGAATCCCATAAATCATTGTAATCTGTTTCAGTAGGAGTATATCCTGTGATAAATAGACTTTTAAAATATGTAGGAGTTTTTATACCCATATTAATATACTATTAAATCTGTTTCAATTATATCATAACCAATACCCATATTAACTAAAATTCCTAAACAATTATAGTGGGAAGTATTTAATATGGTTAAGTTAACTACATCATCATAAATTAGGATTACATCATCATAGATTAAACCATTATCATATTTTCCATATTCTAATTTCTTAATAACAATACCCTCTTTAATACAAAGAGTAGGTTGGTCTATAACTTGTATATTATTAATAAGATTTCTTAGTCTGGCATTGATAGGTTCTACCCAGTATATAATGGATTCTAATAAAGCCAGAATGGTTAAAGATATAGGACTTAAAGGATTTGAGGCATTTGTGAATAATAAAGAATACTCAGAACAAAGAGGACATGAAGAATCATAAAAAGGGTCTTCATCATAAAACCAACCATTATCATAAATATACTCATCTGCCGTATATTCTATAATATTAGTATTATAACCTAATAATGAGAATAATAATTGGTATGATGCTGCTGTACCTTTTATTTTATAAACATCAACTGCATATCTTAGTATATTACGATATTGGGTTTCATTTAGAAAAATATCAGGGGGATTACCTAATGAGTCTGATATATGTTGTAACATTTTAGATGAAGCAGTTACTGGGTCTAGTTCATCTAAGTAATTTTCTAAATAAGGTAATATTTCATTATCAATCTCCTCACCAAAACACCTTAGATAACGTTCAAATAACCCTTCACCATTCCCATTTTTATAGGAATCATTTTCCTTAAAATAAGAGGGAAAAAGGTTAAATATGAAATCTTTAAAAATCATTATATATTATCTACGTACCTTTGTTCATTTACTACCAAATTTACATAACCTAAACTTATAATGGGAATTGTATAATCATCCAACTCTATATCCTCATTATAAGGATAGGTAATAAATTCCCATTCTGCTCCTATCATGGGTACAGCAGCAGTTATATTAAAAGTTATAATATTATCTGAATCAGTGTAGGGAGTAGATAAAGGTATATTAGTTACAAAAACATGGTCCTTGTATAATCTCATATTTGCCCCATCCCAAATAATATTCCAAGTATGTTTAGCAATTGAACCTGCATTTACCTGCCTTATCCAAATTAAAGGGTAATAACTATTTTGGGGCCTAGCATAGGGAATCTGATATAATTTACTTATATTTAAGTAATCTACTTTTTCAAGGTTATCTATTAAAGCTATTATATCAGATAATCTTACGGCTTTATTAACATCACTATTACTATAAGACCAAGCCTCAACTAAAGCATTCTCAATATCGGTTTTTGTTGTTACACCATCAACTCTGAATTTGGCAGTGGCTAAAATATCTAATCCTATATAAGTTTCTCCTGAGGGTTTTACTGTTAGGAAAGTAGTTACCATTTTATAAGCATTCAGAAATTGCTCTGTTGATAATAGTAAAGGTATAGAAGCAATACCCCCTCCTACGGGTGAGATATAAATTTCTATCTCTTTGCCGCAATCAAAGAATAAATTGGCTTTATCAACTCCAGGAGCTAATTTAGCCAAATCCACAAAATCCTGTTTTGTTACTGCCCTATTTAATGTTCTTATGCTTAAAGGAGCAGACCTTTTAATACGGTCTATATCCTCATATCCAGTTCCCCCATCTGAAGCCAAGGTATTGTTAATATCTATATGGTCTGCAAAGTTTAAGGTAACTACCGAATTTAGATTTTGTATGGTATCTGGGTTCTGGTTACCTAATAAACCTCTTGTAGTATAATAAGTAGCTTTTACAGTTAAACCTGAAGCAGGTTTAAAACCATTAGTACCATCCCCTAAAGTGGCATAAGCAATACCATCAATATCAATGTCTACTATAAAGTGGTAATCAGTAGGTCCACTTCTACCTAAAGTATCTTGTAATAGGTATGTAATTGAATTTATAAGTAAAGAACAAGTACCATCCATATAACTTGTACCCAATGAAAGTTTTTGGTTATTACTTCCATTAGTTACTCCTATTGTAGAGTTAGGTACAGAAGTTTTTTGTTGAGCCCCTACTATACCGCTACTTTCTCCCTCAACCAAAATTAAATCAGCAATAGTAAGAAATTGAAAACCATTAATAGAATTTATTTTAGTTCCAATAGGTATAGTTTCTGTTTCCCCTACTCCTAAAGTATAATCATTATTTGAGGCATCTTTTAAAGTTATTAATAAATCTACTGCCGAAGGTATGGCTGCTTTAATTCGGTAGTCAATTAATTTTGTATTTTTTACCGCAGAAGCAAATCTTCTGTTTGTAGATACAAAAGTCTCCCTTGCCATATTGTCAATATAATACCCCAACATTTCAGCAATACCTGAAAACATACCTATTAAAATAACCAATGGGTTGCTTTCGCTAAAATCAGTAATCTCAGGAGCATTGTTTTTTACCCTTGAAAATATGGATTGTTTTATGGCTTGATAACTTCTACTTAAGTAACCTACCCAGGGATTTTGCAGTGGCATATTAGGATTGTATTTTAGTATAGAATGGAATAATAAAAGTGTCGGTCTTATTTATAGCTTTAATTATATAAGTCATATTAATATCAATTAGGCCATTGTTTTTAATAACTAGGGTGCAGTCTAGTAAATTAATACGCTTTTCCCACTTAGTTATACATTCAATTATAAATTGTCTTGCTAGACTATATAAAACTGCATCATTAGGTTCCTCTAATAATTCATCCAATCTTGACCCAAATTCGGGTAAAAAGAATCTTTGCCTAAGAGGCCAAGCCAATATAGTTCTAATAGAAGCCTTAATTAAATCTACTGGTTCAGAACTAACTATTCTCCCATCTGTATTAATAACAAATGGGAAGATAATACCTTGACCTAATATATATTGTTCGTTAGTCATATATAATACTAATGGCAATCTTGTTAATGAATTATGGTTGCATCTTCAATTTCTGAAGGTGATGTTAATATTATAGGGGGATTTGTTGTAGGGTCTAATGTAGTTATAATAGGAGTACCAGAAGATGGGATATAAAAATGTTGATGAGTATTCATTCTATCTTCTAATACATTTATTTTTTGAACTATTTCTCCAATATTTATAAAACTACCATTGCTACCATCATTAAACTTAATAACCCCTGCAGCGTCATCCAAAGTTATACGTTGTCCTGCAGAAGTAGAAATTAAAATACTTTCGTCATCATCACTTAAAACTATTTGATGACCTCCCGCAGTTTGAACAGTAATGATATTTCCATTATCACTTATGTTTACCCAATTACCATTAGGAGATTGGAAACCATATTCTTTAGGTTCTTCTAAGTGACTTAGATTGGCAGCTTCACCTTTTCTACGATAAGCAAATGACCAAATGGGATAACGAGGATTACCGTATTCAAATTCTACCCAAACCATATCCCCTATTTCGGGAATTAAATTAAGTCCCCATTTAGCCCCTGTTGCAATACCTTTAGGATAAGCCCATAGACCTTTACGATTTAACCCAGTTAATTGAGGACAATATACCATGATTCTTTTCATTTTATCGGGGTCTTCATTGTATAAAACAAAACCCCGATAAGATGAGTAAAACCTACCAAACCTTTCAAGTCCTTTAGTTAATATGGTATTTAAAAGTTTACCTATCATTTTTCAAATATTTTTATCTTACGACTTTTGGGAGTACCAAATATAAAAGCAGTACTAATACTAGTTCTCATACTTCCTCCTAATCCGGCACGTTTTGGTGAACCTACAAAAGGTATTAATGGGAAATTATTATCCCTAAACCAAGTCCCTATTCTCATTATTAAAGTTCCTTCACTGTAATCTTCTGGAGCCCCTGTAAAATTATTTTCAGTATCTGTAACTACTGATGTAGCTATTTCTGTAGTAGTAACTTCTTCTTTTTTGGTATTAATAGAATCCCAAGTCATGGACTTAGATATAGCAGAAGGTACTTTTATCACTTCTAAAATGGTTTTATAACCCCCTCTATCAATGTCATGTTTTGCATTAATAATATAATACTTACCTGCATAAGTTTCAGCTATTCCCGTTAAAGTTATTACTCTATCCCTAACTATGACGGGATTACCTATTAAAGTTAAAGTACCCTGATACTTATCAAGTTCTTTTTCTAAAGTTTCATTAGATACCTTTTGAGCTACAACCTCTTTAGGTTCAGGACTAGATTCAATAACGGATGGGGATAAAAAACTAGGTACTGCTTGAGTAAATCTGGTTTCATCTATAGCAATATTAACTCCAGGTTTACCACTAAAATAAGTGGGATGAGCATTATTAAAAATGATGGGAGGATGATAAGCTTCTCCTAGTATAGGTTCAATTCCTTTTTTACCATTAAGTAACCATTTTTGATATTCCTTAATATAAATATCAACCGCATTTTCAGTTATAGCCCCTTTATCTACATTATCGATTCGGGTAGATGATTCGGTGGATTGGTTTACTGTGAAATCTTCTGGGTCTACGGTAGTGGTTATATCTGTTTTATTATTAACCATTTTATTGTTTGACTTAAAATGGAAACTTATTAAATCTCCACTTTCTGCCATATACCCATAAGTTTCTATAGAAGGTCTCCAAGTATTCCTTACTACTACATCTATATCCAAATCAGTTCCAGTAGATTCTCCGGGTCCTTCTACTAATGCCTCAAATCCAAGGGTAAAATCATTTTTACTTGCTTTATTAGCCAAACCTTCTGTGGGGGCATTTAATAATGCCGTAAGCATTTGTTGTACATCTTTCTTAGTTAATAAAACTCCTCCTTCAGATTTTTTTCTAATATCATCTAGATATTTTTGAGGTAAAGCCCAACATGTACCTAAATATCTAAGATAATCAGCAGCTCCATTATCTAAACTTAATTCATTATTATTTTCATCATAAACCTTCCAACGTTCAGAAGGTTTACCTCCTTCTTCCCCCCAAGTAGCGGCAGCAGTTTGGTCTGCAGGTACTGGGTCCCTTTGGAACATAATAAAAGAAGCAGTAGGAGTTTTATTTTCTTGCCATTTTTCTACATAGGATTCGGGGTCTTTCATACACCCCAAATAATAAGCATAAGCTACACATTCCAACTTTATCACTATACTATCGGCTCCCCAAAGTATATCCACATTATGTATGATAGTTAATCTTTTGGGACTTAGTAAAGACCCGTCATTAGTAATATAACCCCACTGAACTTCAATTAACCTACCCATTTGTAAACTTTCCAAATCGGGTAACATTCTATTATTAGTTTGTATGGTTATTTGACAACGGTCTCCATCCTTTTCGGCATATTCATAGTTAAAATTAATTACTTCATATTGTAATTCAGTATTATTAATTTCATTACCTTCATAACCCCACACAGTTTTTTCAATCTCCTTTTCCAAAGATAACAACTTAACTATGGGTGTACCTATACTATTTAGTAAAACTTTACTCATAAATTAGGTATAATTAAAACAGACCCAGTTGTTAAAGTGAAAGGGTCTATTATGTTATTGGCTATTGCAATTTTACTCCAAAGTTTAGCATCCTTATAAAATAGGTAGGATATATTATCTAAACTATCACCCTCCCGAACAGTATAAGTTTTAAAATCTACAGGAGTAGGGTAAACAGTATCTACGGTATCAATAGATGAAGTACCATCTGAATAATCCGTTGTTCTACCTTGTAAAAATAAATCTTCCATATTAAGCGTTTTGTTCACCTACAGGTATAGTATCTACGTAATCACTACGTACAGGTTCTATAGTATTAATATAACCTAAAATATCTCCTCTTGTAGCATTACTTTGGGTTATCTTTTTTAATGTTACTCTTTGATAAGCCTGTTGAGGTAGTAAGTGAGTATTTTGGTATATTGAGGTATTCTTTTTAGCGGGGTCATAACTATAAGGAATACCCGACATAGAATTACCTTTAACTGTATAAAGAAAACCTCTATTAAAATTTGATAATTTATAAGGGGCTTTTGTTACTACCCAAATATCATTTAAAAATAAGGAACTTTTATCATTTGCCCCTTCTCCCCAACATAACTGAACTCTATGAGGTGTTTCTTCATAACCATTACCTTTACTTAATGATTCTAACCATCTGCAATTCATTATTACATCTCTTCTTAAATCGTCATTAGTAAACCAATCAATATCAAATTCCAAAGTATCTTCAGAACCTGTATAGTGGTAATGAGGGTTATTTCTAGCCATTGTGGCTATTGCTACCCAATTAGAATCTGGATTATAATCCAAATTTTCAGGTACAAAGGGTAAAGTTATATATGCGTAATACCTACCAGTAGATAAATCTAAGATAGATTTTTTATAATCCAAATCTACTATCGTAATACTTTCCCTCTTTATTAAAGAGGAATTAAAAGGTTTATTTGTTAAAGAAGTTTCGGGGTTGGGTTTAGTATTTAATTGTTTTACATAGTCCTTTTCTTCACGGTCTTTAACAGTTATGATGGGTTCGGGAGGAGGTATTAATTTTATAGTATCAGAACCCCTATTCATAGAATCCCCCTTTTCTTTATATAGATGTCCTTTTTTTTCATAAGGAATAGGTGAGTGTCTAGGAATTACTCGAGAAGCTAATATAAGCAACCTCATAGCTTTACTCGTATAAGATACTACTTCATTCACATTTTCAGAGGGGGTATACTCTAAGAATGGTGTTAATAGTTGAGGGATGTAATTTGCCATAATTAGTCATTAAAACCGTTTACAAATAAATCCTTACCATATAAAGAATCTGTTTTATAAGTACCTTTAACAACTCCATCTACATTAATAGTAATTGTACCTTTAGTAGAAGGATTAAGTACCCCTGATTGCATTATCATATCATATAACTTACCTTTTACCCCCCCATAATTTTCCCTAGAAAATGTATCTGGGTTAGTAGGTAAACCCTTATAATATTTATAACTATCACTTGTACCTCTTAATGCTTGTACTTTTTGTTCTGCTTTAATTTTTGCCTCTTGTAAAGCGGTATTGGATTTTATAGCAGCAGTATTATCCGAGATTATTTCCGATTGTCTATCGGTAGCATTGGCAGTACTACGCATATACTCATATAACCCAAAAGCCAAAAGTAAAGGAGGTAATACTTTACTTGCAATACCCAATATGGTTGAAACTGCACTTCCCATAGTTACAGTTGATGCAGCGGCACTTGTAGCAGCACTTCTACCGAATAAACTTCCCAAACCTAATGCCCCCAATATACCGCCTCCTCTATTAGCCGCCATTGCAGATTTACTCACCATTCTTCCCCCTACATTTGCTCCCCCTATTACAGTACCTGCAGGATAGTAAGCTCTACCAGCTTTATTCATCATATAAGGTATTCCTGCAGAAGTCATTCCTCCTACAGTGGTAGCAGTACCCATAGCAATATTAGTTCCTATAATGGCATTACGATATCCTAATACTGCTGCCCTCAATTGAGCCCAGCCCATAAGTTGAGCGGTTTTCATATTCTCAAAAGTTACTCTTTGAGTCGTGAATGCTATCATTATACCGTATAAGACAGCCTTACATGCCCACATAACAGTTTTAATTGCAAGCCATCCGGATACAATAGCCAGTAACCAACCCCCAAGCCAAGTACTACCAATCCACTCTATAACTGAAGCTATTTGTCTAAATACCCAAAGTATGGGTCTTAGTATAGGAACTAGGGCATGTGTAAATGATATTTTAAAAGCATCCCAAGCAGCTTTCATTCTTAGTATATCCCCCTGAGTAGTATTCATCATCTCACCCATATTCTTTAAAGCAAATCCTTCAGGTAGGTTATATAAGTCTTTAATATTTTTATTTATTTTATCAGTATCTTGGATAAATTTAATAGCAGCTCTTTCTCCCCTCATCCCAAACATAGCTTGGAATAAAGTTTTCTGTCCTATTGTGTTTTGTTTTAAAGCAGCCTGTGCTAATACTTTAACTAATTCCCCCGTAGTTTTTAAATTACCTTGTGCATCTTTAAAATCATTAGAGGTTAAACCCAATGCTACTAATGCTTTATCTTGTCTACCCGTCTTAAATTGCCCTGTCATCTTAGCAAGGTAGTCAAACATATTCTTAACTGAAGTACCTGCCATTGAACCCCTGATACCAACATCATGCATAATCATTAACATGGCAAGAGATTCCTCTAAAGGTATTTTTAATGATGTTAATGTAGCACCTGCATAAGCAATAGCTTCTCCCAAAGTTAATAAGTCAGCTTTTGAACCAATAGCAGCTTTACTCATTAAATCCGAAACCCTCATTGCTTGTTCACCTGCAATACCATACATGGACATTACATTGGTAATAACGTCTGTTGATTCTTTTAAAGGTTCCATAGAAGCCCCAGCAGCAGCAACCATTGCATCTATACCTGTAGATAAGTCCTTAGCACCATAACCTGCTAATGCCATAACCTTCATTGCTTCAGCCACCTCTTGTGAGGTAAACATATAAGTTTTACCTAATTTAACAGCTTCTTCTGAAAGGGTAATATATTCAGATGATGTAGATTCTGAAGCAACTTGTACACCTTTCATTGTATAATCAAATTTAGCTCCTTCAGTAACCCAAGAAGCCATACCTTTTAAAGCAAAAGCTGAGGCAGTAGCTAAACCCGTATAAAAATTCCTTAAAGTTCTTAGATTTTCAGTCCACGTTTGTGTAAACTCATTTTGCAAAGCTTTCATTGAAGCTTGTGCTTGTGCAGCAGGACCTGAGAAGTTATTAACTGCATAGATATTTAAACCTATACCTAATACAGCACCTTGTCCTAAAATCATTTTTTATAGAGTTTTTTCATTCTTTCATTTTCCTCATCACAAAGAGTTATAAATTTTAACTTGCGTGAAATGGGAAAAGACTTAAATTCGTAAAAGTTCATGTGAAGATTGAACTGGGAGATAAAGAAAAATTCACTCTCTATATCCCCCGTGGAAAGAAAAAATCTTGTATACCTATTAATGGTACTGTTAAAGTCTCTAAATTAGAGGGATTCACTAAGTCGGTTAACCCATCGAATCTTTCATCGTTAACTGAAACATCAGCCCTTAATTCCTGCATATCCCGTGCTGAGAAATGTTTAAAGTTTTCTACCTTAAACCATTTACCATCAATTTTTAATTCTAATTCTCTTGCTTTCAATTCCGCATTAATTGTGAGCTTATCATTCCCTAATTCTAGTAGATACTTTTCACCGTGTCCATTGATATATTTGTATTTTACTTCTTTGTTACTAGATAAAGTAAAAGTTCTTTCGGTTTCTTTACCATTTGGATATACTTTTACTCGGTATTTAAAATAACCAGGCTCATTTTCTTTAGGCATATCTTTAGTAAAATCCCATAAGTAAGGTCTTAAGTCATCCTCATAATGTACTGGGGGTCTTCCATCTTTCCAATCATATTTGAATTTTAGGATTGGACCTATAGAAAATACTCTAGAACTCATAAGGATAAAATATTTATCCCTAAGTTTTAAATTCATAACATCTTCCATAGTCATAGGTTTATTGGTTAATTCTGACCAAACTGTTATAGAAGCTATGAACATATTAAAAGAGGTTCCTGACTCTGCTAAAGCCACACTGGAGATTAAATCATCATCATCTCCATTTTGTTCCCTTATAATTACTTTAAAACCTGAAGGTAAAAGTAATTCCTTAGTATTACCAAATTTTTCTTTAAGATTATCCATAATGATAAGTTATATTAAACAACTAAAGGACTATACAATAATATAGCCCTCTAGTATGAATGTCATCCAAAAGGATGTTATAATTTTTCGATAGTATCTACAGAGATATCGATAGATTCAATAGAGTTTTCAGAAGACATCCTATCCAAACCCATATCGTTTATTTTAGTAGGCCAACAACCCCCACAAACCCAAACGTTAATAGGAGTAGTACCATCTTCTGCAAGTTCTGTAATGGTTATAACTCTTTTATATAGAGTAGGAGTTAAACCCCCCCCAATAACCACATCGGCTACAGATGCAGCCCAATCAAAAAAGTAATTATCAGAACCCGAAGTTCTCATAATCTTTTCGATTTTGATGTCATTATATTTTACACGACCACCTGTTTTAATATCATGATTAGTATCACCATGAGCTGCTTTTTCAACCTCAATTTGGGGTATAGTAACTTTCTGGGCTAACCAGGGGTCAATGGGTAAAGGTGCAATCTGAATCGAGAAATTAAATCCCTTTCTAGGGTTTGATACTTGAGCCATAATTTTATTATTTAAAAATTAAATACCTGGAACTATTTGAATACCTACACCTTGTTCCAAACTAATATTAAGAGTTATGCTTTGTAAGGAAGGTGTGGGCCAAATTCTATAAACTATTTTATATTTACCAACAGCCATATCATTTGCGGTATTTACTTGTAATTGGCTAAAACTCGTGGCAAATTGGTCTCCAAGCCATTCATATTTATACATACCTCGATTTGTAACTACATCGTCATTAAAAGGTTTTACTGTATAATATATAAGGTTGAATAATGGGAAATCGCAAGGTTCTTCAAGGAAACCTTCTAAAGTAGGAGTAAGTGATTTAACTAGATAAATCTCCAAATCATTTACATTATTAAATTTTTCAATGTTATCGGCAAGTTGAGCAGAGAAATTACCCCATAACATAATGGTATTATTTCGACTAATGACCATATTAATTTGGGCATTAGCCAAAGTATTCAAATCAGCGTATTGAGCGGGTGAACCAAAATTATTTATTACCCCCAAAACATTGGGTATAATTCCCCTTTGTGGACCCGCAAAAGAATACCAGGGTTTAAACCCAATTTGGGTTACTACCATACAACCTAGTACATCTCCCAATTCCGATATATGTTTAGCAATACCTGTTACAGGGTCTGATATAATAAGACCCCCCGCATAAAATCTGGCATATTTTGAATTAATATTGGTAGCATTCCTGGCAGCCTTTAATGAAGTGGTTGAGGTATTGGAGTTATCTAAGTGGCCATAATATCTTAAGTCTTTTCTTATGGTTGCATAAGCTTCACCCGCAATATGTATGGCATTAGAAGATTTATCTGGAGCTGCAATAGCGTAAGATTCATTGTATTTATCAAAAGCATAAAATCCAATACCACTAGCAGAATTACCTGCATAATCAGCATCCACTATAACTCCCCCATCACTACCACCTGTAAAAGTACCTGATACATTTACGGGAATTAAGTATGGAACTGTTCCAGAACCCGAATATTGTAATTGGTCTAAGTTTTGGTATTCGATATCAACCAGAGTTGAACCATTAACCACGGAAGCTAAGAATGTGGAGTTAGCTTTATTAGGGTAAGGTTTTGGAATTTGTAAATTTTCGTATGTTTCATTCAAACTCGGTTCAAGAGCATGAGTTATAAGTAAATTAAAATAATCAGATGAACCATTAGAAGCTGCGGTAATTTCATAACCCACATTATCAAAATCAACTCCCGCCCATTTGGGAATTAATTTGAATAATACATTAGTAGCAGCATCTAAAATACTTACTGTTGTGGATTTAACTGCCGTAAGAGTACTGGCATTAGAAGGAGTGGTATAATGGGCCATTCTTGCTACTCTTAAAGTAGCTCCTCTATTTAACATTCTTTCGCATAATAAAGGAAAATCGGAATTAGAGAGATAACCCCCAAAAAGGGTAACAAATTGTTTCCAACTTGTAATTAAATCCTTTGGGTCATTAATAGAACCTCTTAAGGTTTCTCCCATTACAAAAACAACTCCCGTGGAAGGTGTAGAAACGTTATTGGTATGATTAATGATATTAACGTTTACATTTGCAGCGTTTGGCATAATACGTATTTTTAAGTTTTATAAATCTTATTATAATATAGTAACCTTTTAAGTATTACTAAAAGTAATCTTGTTATTATTGTATGATTGTATTACTACTAACAGAATCATCCTCAACAATCATTTGTAAAGTAATTTGACCAATGGGTGCAATATTATGGGGTATGGTAGTATCTTCTATTTCCCAAACATCAGGTATTTCATATTTATAGATTTGTTCTATAATACCTTCTTGTTCTCCCAATACTTGTACATTACCTATATACCTAGTGAATACTTTTTGAGTGGGTGTAAAATTATATAGGGGTATATAACCCCTTCTAGGTAATGATAGTGCAACTATAGCATTCATTACTCTTATCTGTTCTATAGTAAGAGCAATTAACCTAATATTGAACTGGAAGTTTGAAGTTTGTGTGGGTCTTATTTTACCGTAGTATACATTATTAATAGTATCAAAATAATAAAACCTAGATAAATCTCCCCCTAATTCTCCTGGTATAAATCCTTGAGAATCTATTACTATCCTTGGAACTTTTTTAGTACCCCTGGCTTCGGGTGATGCACTATTAAAGATTTCAATAGCAAACTTTTTACTTGAATTAGTAATAGCGGTTACTGCCGCATTATAAGCATTATAACCTATGGCAGTTTGGGGGTATTGAAGTATATTGGGTAAATAACCTTTATCTATTATCTCCTGCCGTATTGTATGGAATACTGTTCTTTCGAGATATTCTTCTATATTGGATAAAGGAGTAATGCTCATTACTTAATAGTTGTTGATATATTAATACCATATTTCTTTAATAAATCTTCACTTATACCTCTTGATACTTCTTTAAGAACTCTTCTCTTACCCCCTAAATCAGAAAAAGTTGAACTCCATAAAGGTCTAGCAGGTATATTTTGCCAAAAGGAACCATGTTCCAATACCGCAGCATATTGAGCAATGGTTATATTTCTTGTAGGATTTAAAGTTGAGTTTCTTACATTTTTATTTACCCCTACCGTAATACCCTTATCAGTTTGTACTAATTTTATATTACGTTTGTAATCCCCATAAAAAGATAGTAAATCTCCTATACTTTTTCCCTTACCTTCTTTAAACCTTTTATAATGTTCAGAAGTAGAAGGTGCCCATTCTCCCCCACCACCCGAATCAATCTTAGCTTTTATGGCTTTTAAAAATATATTAGCAAAAGCTCTTTGACCTTTTAATACTGACCTCCTGACTTGGTATGGTAGTTCTTGTAATATTATTCTAGCTTTATCCCAATCCCCTTCTTTACGATAAGCAATATTAACGTCAATGTTTCGGGTATATAAACTTTGTAACATTTTAGATTGGAGGTTTACCTGTAAGAATTTCTTGACGTTTTAGGATAAGCATAAACATTAAAGGTTCATCATTTGCTTGAGCAATGTGGGAATATCCCCCACAACGGTATTCTTCTCCTCTTAATACAAATATATCTTCTCCGGGTTTGAAACTAAATTGTCCTTCAATATTAGTAAATCCCAAACCATCCATATAGTGTTTATTTAATAAACAAACAATTGAATTTTTATCGAATTGCCCTCCCATAGTTTCACTAATGATAGGCCATACTCTAAAATAATTATAGGATATTAAACATTCTAAATTATGATTTGTATATGAGTTTTTTAATCCATCTTCACCATTATAATCCAAACCCATAGTTAAACTTCTCCAGGTAATGATATCTTTATTAAATATACCACTACCTAAGTCTATTGCCGCTTTATAGGCACTCCATTGGGCGGGGGTTAAAATTGGCATGATTAATTACTATGGTGATGTTCATTGAAAGTGTTACCTTCAGGACAATGTCTGTCGGGATAAAATACTTTTGGAGCTTTTACGGGTAAACCCGGTTTTGGACACATATATAAGTAATAACCTAATGTTGAAGCAATACTACATAATTGGTCTTTTATACCGCTAAATAACCCCTCTTTAGAAAAGATATCTGACCATGAAGCAGAACCTGCAAACCATTCTACATCTGAAGGACCAGTGGTGATTTTCTTAACCTCTTGTACACCTATACCACTAGTACCTTGGGATATGGATAGTAAATAGCTATTTGCTCCATTAATAATGATATCATATATTACTAAATAGGCAATCAGTTGATTTACTAGTGCGGGATATGCAAACTCGTTATAGATATTTACACTATCAATTGCTGGAGTTACTAGAGAGAATAAATATAATTGCCATTTTTGGATTAGTTCCTGTATGGTATTTACGGTTATAGTTATAGAGATAGGAATCTGATTTTGTACTATCTCTAGAATACTTTTATTCAACATGGGTCCATATTGACTTACCCCTATTTGTTGTATAATAGTATTATACCCATCTCCATTAGTGGCTTTAAAACTAACCGAATAAAAACCATCAGACCCATAGGTATGTATTGGGTTTCTAACAGAATCATTCTGTCCATCCCCAAAATACCATAACCAAGAGGTAGGTACATTCAGAGAGACATCTTGAAAAGATATCTCTCTACCATTAATACCAATAATGAAATGTGCTACGGGAACTGCCATTGTTATTCGTAGTCCTTGTTAATTTTTTGGATTAATGCCAAAGCTTCGGAAGCATCGGTAATATCCATTAATTTTTTCTTATCTACTTTTTCCCAACCCGATTCAGTTTTTACCCATTCCTGGAGTTCATCAATATCCATTTCTTCAAGTTTCTTTACTACTTTACCTGTTTCCTTTTCAGTAGCAAGTTCTCCTTTAACGAATTTTTTATATTCATCCTCTGTAGCATGGATTAAGTGTCCTCCTGATAGAGCCTTTTTTACTCTTTTGGATGTCTCTTGTTTAGGATTTAATTTTATAACGTCTTTACCTATTACTAAGAGATTTGATGTTGGGTCGCTATATACTGAAGCTTGTTCCCCGAGTTTTACGAATTTAGCCATAATATAAATTTTATTAAAATAGTCCTATTAGTAAAAAAGGCTAGATATAACTCTAGCCTTTTTATTTAATGTATGTTTAGCGGATTAGTTTTAAACAATAACTACATTTTCAAGAGAATCCACATCCATATAAATTGGGAATGGGTTCTGTATGATGGTTTTGGATGAATCCATAATAATTGCAGCATCACGGAACATTTTAGCAAAACCAGTAGTTAAGGAAGCATAAAAAGCTTCTGTCTGGTTAGAAACTATCCTTTCCGATTCTACGGTAATTGGTTGAGCATTAAATTTTATGATGGAAGCCGATGGGTCAACTAAGATTTCTTGATTGCTTGGAACATTACCATGAATAAAATAATTCACGGTAGAAGGTACTGGAGTTCTTAATGCCAAGTTTTTATCCGGTGTTCCATAATTCCGGGTTTTAAATTCGGATAAATCGAGAGTTTCTAAAGCAGCATCTTCACCTCCAATAATTGTTCCCAATGTTCTTCCTATACGTGCAGCACGAATCCATATCCTCAACATATCTTTATAGGTTTTAACATTGGCAGTAGTTACCCCGATTACAGGAGCTGATTCTGAACCATCGGTCTGTTCCCCATTGATTAGGCAATCAATAGCCAGGGTATCCATTGCGTGTCCCAATTTTACCCCAAAATCCTGGAGGAAAAGAGAGATTACATTTAAAGATACGTAATTTAAAACTTCATAAGAAATTTTAATACCGCGTCCTATTTTAAAGATAGAGAACTTTTTCTGTCCGTAAGAGATGGTACCTACTGGAATTGTTTCGGCTTCTCCTACTCTCCTTGGAGCGGCATCACTCATATTAATATGAGGCATAATCTGACTTAAGCCCGGTGATGTTTCCTCTGATACCGTGATGTTAGGCCAGATAGGGGCTTTACGATAGCCTAAGCGAAGAGCATCCCTAAAGATTTCGGGTATTAACCATCTTACACTGTCATCAGGCAGATTATAGAGATTGTTAATAGTATCTGTATTAGGGTCAATTCCCAATTGTTCGTAAAAAGTCGGAATTGCCAAATTAAATTTATCTTTAATCAGTTGTTCAAAGGTATATTCAATTGGTCTTTCTTTATCAGTACGAATTGCTTCGGCCATTTTTACAGCATTCCTGATTTCACTCTTGAAGCTGCAACTTTCAAATTTTTGTAAGTCCATTGTTTAGGATTTTTAGTTTTTAAATTATATTAATAATCAGGAATAATTGTATTAATAAGCTAATGCCACTAATATTTCGTCATCAGCTGCAGTGCCCGCAGATAAACTCCAACCTACGCAATTTGCATAAGTAACTGTAGTTTTAGAATAACGTCCTCTTTCATTAGTTACATCGTAATCCTGGAATTTAACAGGACCTGCTACGAAACTGGTTTCAAGAGCACTTGCTCTTACCACGCAATAAGCCTTCATAGCTACGGTAACTCTTGCATCTGCAACCCCATCATGAATAGCTACCCCAATGCTAAGCACTGGACTTTCCCCAGCAGCCAAAGGTTTAATTGTACCGTCAGTATGTAACTTTACGGGTGTACTTTTATAAACTGTACTACCAGTAGCTACTACAAATTCCAAGTGGAGTTTGTGAGATTCAGCTTCATTAATAAAAACTGATTTGGTTTCTGTTCCTAATGTGCTAGGCATAATTATAGATTTTTAGGGTGAATATTTTATTAAATTATTATGAGATTAAATTGTTATGAGTGCATCTTTTTAGATGTTTCTTCCAACTTCTGATGTTGAGCTTTATCCTTTAAGGATTTAAAATCTGTACCAAGTGATTTTGTACCGGTAACAGCAACAGATGACCGATGACTTATTTCAGTACTATGGCATTTCTGACATTGTAGAGGAAATTTTTCATCAAAGTCTTTTTGATATGTTGTAATAAAAGACTCGGCAGTCTCGATATTACTGTTTTCGATAGTAGTAATAATATTGGCATCGGGTTTATCAGCATTTACCAACTTATATAATCGAACTGCTTCTTCTCTTTTCAATTTTAATTGGGATTCCCCTAAAGCCAAATTAGCTTTATCTTCGGCTGATAATTCCTTTGAACTTTCTTTTAAAGAGGTGATTTCAGTTTCTAAACCGGTTTTCTCCTCTTTTAAAGTTTCTACCTCAGTTGTTAACCGTTCATTTTCTGAAATAAGGTTTTCTGAAGTACTTATTAAACTGTCTATATGCGCAGTTAAATCTTCAAGGGTAATTTCTTTTCCTTCTGCAGGTTTAAAATTATATTTTTCAGCTAATTTAATAAGGTTAATAAGGTTTTCCATATCGACATTTATTTGGTTATTTACTTGTTCCAGTTGTACTGTATTTTTCCAATCATATATAATAAAAGGATTAACAGACAAATTTTTATTTATAGTATTAGCATATTTGGGATTGTTGATTTCTCCATTTGCTGAAACTCTTTGGGCAAAAGAATCCGCACCGTGTGAAACTAATGAGGTTTCATGGTATGCAGTTACTTTAGAAACTACCCTTCTTATTAATTCCCCTTTACTATCATGTTGTCCTAATTTACTTCTAAATTCAGAAGCATCCATTTTAGGATGTGATTGTTCCCATTCAAAAGTAACAGAAACAGAATTAGAATGGATAGATGGTGGTTCCATCATAATACCCCTTGCTATTCTAGGATTAGATTTACCATCAATTTTAAAAGTACCATTAATACCTGCAGGTATTTTTACTCCAGATGTTGAACTATATGATTCCTGCCATTCTGTTTCCATAACAGAACCAATAGCATTACCTATTGCAGTTTCATGGTCAACATTAATAGTTTGGCCTACCAATAACGACCTTGATTTTTTGAGAACCCCCGGTTTTGTAAAATCTACTGGACCATTGTAGGTATTTAATATAACTTCTGATAGTAACCTAAATACCGGGTAGATAAATTCTCCTTCAGTGGGTTTTAAATCAGTAGCAGTAACATCGGGGTAGTATGTAGTATAATTTGGAGTCGATGTATCGAATAGGCCAAAATTTTCAGTATCATGTTTTTCTAAAATTAACTTATCACCTATATTCTTAAGAGATAGTTTATCGGGTTTATGTCCCAATATTAAACTATGACTTGCAGAAAAAGTAAGGGTAAGTATATTTTTAAGTTTACTCATTGTTTATTTAATATGTTAAATAGTTAAATTGGTATTGTTAAGATGGTCTAGTATCCCTATCTCTTCGTTTGGGTTGGGGTTTATTTTTATCCCTTGTTCTTCTATCTGATGTATCTTTATCTTTTTCCTCTTTTTGTTTATCCACAACATCTTGACCAGCGTTAGGGTCCATATCAACTCTTGGTTCTGTTTGGTCAGGTTTCTCTTTACCCATAACATCTGCATAAGTTTCTAGAGAAATAATACCATCCATATAAAGTTGACGTTGATTACGAATCTTAATTTCTTGAGCCTGCTGAATTTTAAGGTCATCGGCAATAGTAGAAGGATTAAATTCAACATTTAGATATTTGAATTTAAAACCTTTTAATAATAGGTGCAATGAGTACCCAAATTCTAAATTATATTTTAATAATTCATGAACATTTTTAAGTTGTGATAGGACTTTAGTAAATACAATAGTTATTTGGGTTTCTGTTAAACCACTTTTAGCCCCTAAGAATGAACCCGGAAATTTAAGACCATTAGCAATTTGGTTTTCATTTAATCCAAATACATCATTTAGACCCGATATGTTTTTGGTAGTTGAGTGAAATTCTGCTTCATGGTCTTCCTTAAAACCAACCATAATACCATCATCCATTCCCAATTTCAAATTGTTTTTGGTTTCGGTTAATAAAGAAGTTAACCTACCTTGGTAATCTGATTCAGATTCTCCTGTTTTTAAATCGGGTTTTGCTAAAAGTATTTCTAAAAATCCCATTAAACCTATTTGTTCAACAATAAAATTTATATTTTTTATCATTGTCCTTTCAGTAGATATGCTTTCTAAAGCAGCAATAAAGGGGGGAATACCTTGAGGTAACTCTGTATCACCGTTTAAAGCAAAATACTTATAAGTGTATTTATTTAATTTTATAACTTCCTCTAATCCCAAAAGGTTTTTTACTTTTTGATAAAAATCATATCTACCTTCTGGGTTGTAGGAAGTTAAGATAGTTTCAGGGTTTACTAATGCAACATAGTCAACACCATCCGATTTTTTATTAATTACCCACTCATTAGATAGAGCTCCTCCAATATATATTTGAGATATCATTCTATTTATCAAACCTGTAACTCCCGCAACTCCGTCAGCCCAATTTTTTGAAGCTTCTTGCAATTCAAATCTCATGGCATCTACTTGTTCGGGAGTAACAGAGGGGTCAAATAAAATTTTATGTCCCGTATTTGATAGTTGGACAATATCATTTATAACTAATCCTAAATTGGGATTAACTATACTGAGTTGTCTAATTAAAGGAATGAGGTCTAAGGAGAAGGAGGGTTTAACAACTTTTAATTCCCCTTTAAGGAGTTCATAAGAATAATCATATTGAGGTTTTGATATCCTGCCTATAGGTAGAGGTCTATCAAAAATGGGAGATTTTACAATTGGAGCAAGTACTTTTTTTCCTATTTTTTTAATATCCCATCTATTAAGTATTTTCATATCCTATTTATTGTGGGGCTACAACTGCCGAATATATTTTTCCTTTTCTAACGTAATTAGTTATCGCTTTAGCTAAAATAGCATCATCGGTATAAATTTGTTCATCAAGCATATCTTCTTCTGCACCTCTTTTATTTTCTTTACCCATTGCAATAGCTTTATTCCTATCATCATAAATAAAAGTATAAGCCTCTTGGACAAAGAAGGGGTCTTTTATATTAACGGCATCTAGTCTTATGTCGGTCTCGAGTTCGTCTATAATTATAGGCCTGTTTTTAGTAGTAGTATACCAACCTGGGATTTTTTCTTGTTTAACTCTAGATTCCCCTTTCTCTTTTAATATTTGAAGGGTATAATATAAATTCGGATATCCCTTTTCTTGTAAAAGTTTAACTACTGCTAATCCAATATCATTGGCTTCGGGAGCTAATTTTGCATTATTATACATAATCCCAAATTCATATAGAACTAAAGCAAACTTCTCTACTGGTATTTTTCCTTTAAAACAAACCTTCTCATCTCCATATC